ACCAGCATCGATCCGCAGGCGTCGGCGGTCGCCCAGCCGACCTGTTCCAACAGGTCGACGCGGCCAACGAGGTTCTCCACTTGCGCCTCGAGCAGATTGACGCGATCTTCCAACCGGCTCAGGGTGAGCTTCTCGAGTGCCGTCATGCCCGCCTCCGTTGCGCGACCGCGCACGCGTCGTACGCCTTGCGCGTCAAGTCGCCGTCGTAGGCCAGGCCACGACGCGCGCACAAGGCTTTGAAGTATTCGCCGGCATTGCTCAGGCTGGTGTCGTGATCGGTAGTCCATGCGTGGTCGAGCGCTTCCCGCATGACGAGGCACGCGAGCGCGAAGGTCGGGGTTTCGGTCCCCCGAGCGAGAGCGAGCCGGCGCGGAGCGTCGGTGCTTGTACGCTCTTGATCTAAGTGGACAGTGGTACGTGGTACCGCGCGCGCGCGAGTCCGCAGAGTGTCCAACGTGGACAGATTTAACTTTCGCCCTAGACGTTCGGCGGCTTTCCGCTGCCGGTCCTGTTCCCGCTTCTCTTTGACAACGGAGGCTTTAGGATTGAATTTGTGGTAGTCGTGGATCTGGTAGCCGCCGCGGACCCTTCGCCAGAGCCCAATCCCACGAGCGGACAGCGCCTTCCCAACCAAACTGCTCTTTGAAACGACACCACAAGACGCAACAAACCCGTCGGGAATGAATCCATCAGTGAGATGTTGACGGGCGTACGCGATGCCCAAGACGAACAAATGGAAGGCTTGTGAGACCCCGCCTTCCCCGAGCTTGGCGCCCGCCCGTAAGAGCTTCGGATGCACCACCACCTCATCACTCAGATAGATCACAAGAGACCCCCGCCGCGCCTTACCAGTCCATGCCTTGCCGGGCCTGACCATCCCCGACCAGTGCCTGGCCCGACCTCACCAGACCCATCCCGGCCTCACCGTACCGGACCCGTGCCCACCAGACCGGGCCAACCCTTACCGCACCCGGGCAAACCTACCCACGCCCTGCCTTGCCTTGCTAGACCCGACCTGCCCTAGCCATCCCACGCCCTACCGCTTATCTCGCCCGCCATACGACAGCCCACCGTCCGGAACGGGTCCGCGCTTTCTGTCCGCTGTCCTCGATCTGCTCGCGCAGCACCAGGCCGCGCAGTCGGGCGCTCACGGTCTGATGCGACAGCCCCGTCGCGACCTCGATCGCGTCGCAGCTCCGTGGGCGCTTCGTGACGACGGACAGCACCACCGCCTCGAGCCGACCGAGTTCCGTGTCACCGATCGTGGCCGCGGCTGCGGCACTGGTCGCCGATTGCGGTTCGTAGGGCACGTCACCCTGCGAACCGTAGAGCGCCTCGACGCGCCCCTGACGCCCGTCGCACGCCCAGCGATGATTCGGCCCTGTGTCATCCCCGCCGCAGAACAAACAGCGATTCATGCGCCACGCCCCGCCTGACCTGACCTCGCCGTGCCCTTCATTAGCCGACCGCGCCTAACCATGCCGCGCCGCGCCCGACCAGGCCCGACCCCGCCGCGCCCGTTCCATGCCTCGCCCGCATCACGCCACGTCTTTCCATGCCTTGCCAATGCGGACCACGCCCGATCTGACCAAACCGGACCACACCCGACACCACCAGCGCAGGCCTCACCTCATCGTGCCGAAGCAGTCCATACCCGGCCTCGCCTTACCGGACCAAACCACACCCGACCAGGCCACGCCGAGCCGGACCAGACCCGGCCACGCCAATCCGCGCCGCGCCTCACTCGAACAGTCCGACCTCGAACCGATGAATCGCAAACCGGCCATACGTCGGCCGGAAATCCGCCAGGCCGATCAACCGCCCCGCGTTCACGATCACTTCCTGCAGCGCATCGGGCGGGATGTACTCCGGCAGGTTGACCATCAGATCGACACTGACCGTCCACCCCTTGAGCAGCGCCGGCCGCACGCGCGTGATGCCGTTGCGCTGAATCATCACGCGGCGCCGGTCCTCGTAATCCCACTTGTCCAAACCCAGCGACGCGAGCGCCGTCAGGCACACCACGCCGGCCTTATACAGATCCATCGCGCTCTTGCGCGGCGAGCGCGGGTCTTGCCGGAACTTCGCGGCGTGGATGATCGACTGCCGCAGGTACTCGCCGGGCAACGCCAGCTCGCCCTCGTCCGTGCGATAGACGTAGCTCTCGAGGTCATCCGACTTCTTGGCCTTCGAGCCCTTCGCCGCGCGCGCCTTCGTCTCGACGCCTTCGACGTTCCACCGATGAAAGAGCAGATCCGCCACGCCCGTGATCTCAACGCTCGCCAGGTACGGCACCGCGTACTCGATCGCCACCTTGCCGCCGTTCGTCACTTCCGGTCCAATTGCTGACGGTGCTACGCTAGACATCTGTTCATCCTTTCAAGTGGGCCGCGCGCCTCAGAAACCGCGGCCCTGTTTACCGAACCAACACCCAGCCTTACCCAGCACGACCTCGCCCGGCCTTGCCATGCCTTACCACGCCGGTCCAAGCCATACCCCACCGCGCACGACCCATCCCGACCCGACCTCGCCGTTGCCCAACCTCGCCCCACCGAACCGCGCCTGACCAGGGCAAGCCAGACCGTCCCGTGCCACGCCGTACCACGCCTGACTCAAAACGGTGTCTCATTCGGATCAGCCACGGGCGCTTCGGCGAACGCCTCGCAGATCGCGTCGTACCGCTCGATCGGAATGTCCTGCGTGGAGTTGATGTTGAAGCGCTCGATCAACTCGGTCTGCATCGTCGGCTTCGACCACCCGGCTTTTTTCGCAATCGCAAACAGCCGCTTGCGCTGCGCCTCCGAGATCAGCCGCGGCGCCGCTTCCACGATCTCCCCGGTGCCCGTGTCGACCTGCTGACGCTCCGCCTGATCCATCTCCGCGGCCTCATACAGCCCAGAGAGTTCTTGTGGGAATCCCTTACGCAGCGCCAGCGCCTCGGCACACTTGCCGAGCATGGTGTTGGGCATTTTTCTCCACATGAAATCGTTCTGGTCCGGCTTGTATTCCGACCAGCGCGCCGTGGCCGTGAACGGACACCGCTGCTCGTGGACGAAGCGAAACACGGTGACGGTGGCCGTGAGTTGGGCGCTAGGGCCGTCGGAGAACACGACATCGTCCTGGCCGGCGTAATCGCCGGTCATCGCGGCCCGCGAGCGCATGAAATCGATCGACGTGACCGGGGTGTACTTGCCGCTGCGCTTCGTAAAGTGAATCAACTTGTCGAGCGGATGCACGCCGCGCCGGGCGCAGTCGTAGAAAAACAGCTCCAGCTCGAGGTCGGTGGCGTCCTTGGCGATGGTCTGCTTGATCAGCGCGCGCTGCTCAGGCGTGACGGCCGGGGCGGCCGGCGTGGTCGGGGCGAGTCCAAGACGTAACGCGGTGGTTGTCATTTCCACGATCTCCGTTTCTGGTCCGCGAGCGGCTCATCCCAATCGTCGAACCGGGCGATGGCGCGCATAAACCGGCCGAGCGCCCACACCACGCCGGCCCCGATCAGCAGCACCACGGCGACCGCGAGTGCAACCGTGAGCATCAGCGCACCGTTTCGTCTTGCGCCCTTAGGGCGGATGGGGTATCTATTCCTTTTGGCTTGGCGGCGATCGGCGCGGGCTTGACGCGGCGGCGACGCGGGCGAGCCCGAATCACCACCGGGGTACTGGGATCCAAGTCGGCCGCGGTCACGGCCAGACGCCCGTGATGCCGGAGCGCACGGGCGAGCCGTTCGAGCAGGTTGTGACTCGGCGCCCGCAACCGGAGTTGTTCGATTTTCGACACGGTCGCTTGAGCAATTCGCGCCGTAAACGCCAAGCCGGCTTGGCTGAGCCCGGCCGCGCGCCGTTCATGTTCGAGTCGGGTAATGTGGGGCATATCGGAACCGCGGCAGAATCTATCGCCACACCGATAGGCTTGTCAAGCATCACGGCGGTTGTATGGGTGGGACTATCGGATTTTCGTTACGGAAACGCCGCACGGAGCGGCGGGCCGGTATTCCTACTGGCTTATCGGTAAGCCGATATGCTAGGCTGTCTCCACAGATGAGACAGCCTGTCTGGGCGCGCGCCATCGCGCGGTTAATGACCTCGCGGGGCCACCGATCACAGTCCGCGCTGATTACCGCCGCCCGCAAACATGGGATCCACCTCCGGCCCAACACGCTCAGTAGTGCCCTCAGCGCGACCACAGAGACGTGCCCGCGCCTCAATACGTTGGAGACGATCGCCCAGGCGCTCGACGTGCCGCTGTGGGCGCTGTGTTGCGAAGAAGCCGACTATCACCTCTTCATCTCCGCGCAACAGGCCCGCGACCGTACGGTGGATGCCGAGCTGTTCCATAAGTTCGACGAATTGACCGCGCTGCTCAAAGTGCGCCAGAGCCCGACCGAATCCTTTGGGATCCCCGCCGCGCTGGAGCACCCGAAGAAACGCCGCCACGCCTAGCCCCTGAGAGGAACTGTATGGCCGAGATGATTCGCGCGACCGTCACGGTTGCCGGGCGCCAGCGTGAGCACCGCTTCGCGCCCAAGACGCCGAAACGCGACATCGACAAATGGAAAGAGCGGAAACGCGCCGAGCTGAAGAAACGGTTTCCCGCCAGGGCGCCACGCGGGACCACACCCGGCACGGTGGCCGCGGACATCGAGCGCGTGTTACCCCAGCGCAAAGAGCTAGCGTCCTGGTCCGACTACTGCGCGAACCTGCGCGCGTGGGTGCCCTTCATCGGCACACTCAGCCGCGAGACCGTCGAGAAGTCGCACATTCGCACCGCCCGGGGCCAGTGGCTCGAGGCGGGCGCCGCCGCGCGCACCGTGAATAATCGGGTCAGCGCCCTGCGGCAGTTCTACAAGATTCTCGACGGCGAGGATGCGCCCACCCCGTGCGACGGGCTGAAGTGGCTGAAGCCGCCGAAGCCGGCGAAGCAACTCGTCCACGTCGACATCGTGAATCGCGTCTGCGCGAAACTGCTCGAGCGCGCGGCGCAGTGGCAGACCGGCACCCGCACGCGCCAGGGCCGACCCGGCGGCCAGCATGCGCTGAAGGACCGGGCACGGCTGATGGTGATGGCGGCGTGTGGCAAGCGCCCGGCTGAAGTCGGCCGTACCGAGCCTGGCGATCTCGATCTTGATCGACGCATCTGGTACGACCGGGCGGCGAAGGATGGTGACTCGCCGGGGCTGTACCTCAACGACGAAATGCTGATTGCGTGGGATGCGTTCATCGCCGCCGATGCCTGGGGCGAGTTCAGCGACGACGGCCACTTCGCCCGGCGCCTGCAGGATGCCGGCTGGCCGAAAACCGTCAAGCCGTACAACGTGCGGCATTCAGCCTGGACGGCGGCCTCCGAGCGCGGCGTGGATCTCGCGGACATTCAAGTCGGCGCCGGGCACAAACGGATCGAGACCACCAGGCGGAACTACGTGCCGGTCTTAGGCACCCGCTTGCAGCGCATGAGCGAACAAATGGATCACCGGCACGGCTGGGGACCACGCCTCGTGGTTCCGGCTGGCAGAGCGGCTGGCACTTAGGGTATTTCCTAAGGATTTGCCCACGGGCGCCGGGTGCGAATCCCGCCGCCTCCACTCAAATCGTTAAGGCTTATCGCTCTTCCGATAGACCACGCAACGGAAGAGCGATAAACCTTCCAGAACTGGCGATATTCGGAACCGCGAAAACGGGTGATCGGCTGGCAGGCCGGCTGGCAGGCCAGCGACGATAGTGACCGTATCGACAAGGGGTTAGGCCCGGAGACGCGATCCGGAAGAAGGGCCCGATTTGCGAGGCGGGCCGTTCTTCAGGAATGACCGAGGCGGTTTTTACACAGCACAGAAATCCGCCGCTTTCGTGCAATTTCGCCCGTATCTATTGGGGTTTTCTGCGAATGTCGCGCAAGGTCGGAAAGTCTCTAAATGCCTTGAGATGTGTTGGCGGTAGTACACAGGGTAATCATGAATGGTCGTTCAGTGTCGGGCCATTCTTCCACTTGCTCCGCTGCGATGACGGGACGTATGGCGTATCGTCGCGCGGGCCGCAGCCGTGCCGTTGCAGCAGTTCCGGGATCACCGCTCGCAGGTGCTCCGGGATATTCGTGCCGAGTGGCGCAGGCGCAAATTTCAACAATGCCTCCCCAAGCGCGTGCCATTCGCGCAGCATCGCGATCGCCGATTGCTTCCACGCCTGCAGTTCCTTGATCTCGTCGCGTGCTGGCGGTGGCGTGGGTGTCATGGTGTCTAGTCTAGCCCAGCCACCGTGGCACTGGCCTTGTCCCTCGCCTCAGTCTCAATTTCCACTAATCGTCGCCGGATCTCGCTCAGGTCGGGCCAAATATTGCTGACGCGAGAATCCACGTCTTGCATGTGCTCGATCACGCGACTGGCGGTGTCTGCCAAATTGGAAACGAGCAGGAATCTACGTTGATCGTCCATCGCTCAGGGGTCTGATAACGGCGGTCATAGCCCCGCCAACGTGGCACTGGTAGCCTGACTGGTAGCCGTCAGCCCTTCGGCTCCCGGTTCAGGTACTCCCTGAACGACTCCAGCGAAGTCGCCTTGTCGTTCGCCAGACACCACGCCGCGAAACTGTCCCATTGCTGGCGAGTCATGGTGTCGTAGGCCTTCACGAGTCGTTCGTGGTTTTCGTTTAGCGGCATGCCGTCAGACCCCGCACAGCCCTTCGCACTCGTTCTCAAACAGGTTCGGTTGTCCCCGCTCCGCGGCCGTCGAGAGATCGACCAACTCCAGCGGCATGAGCGAATCGTGGAGGTAGAGCGTGCCTTCCAAATTGCCCGCCCCGGATCGGATGGCCCGATCGACTTCGAGCGCATCGTTCCAGCCGTCAGAGTCGCTGTCTCGGAGCTGTCGCCAGCCCGCATCCGACCGATAGGGGCAGAAGGTACACGCGGACTTCGGCGGCAGCGGGTACCCGTGCGACGCGAGCCACCGCTCGCACAAGTGCCGCGTCATCCCGGCATCAATCAGCGGCCAGCAATGACGGATGGCGGGAATCCGCGACGGCTTCATGCGCGAGGCTTCGTCTCGCGAGATGCCAATCCACTGCTCGACGACCACATGCTTCGGCCAGTGCTGCCGCGGCTTGAGCCCGAGTAGCTCGCGGACCTTCTGTTGGATCGGCTCGACCTTGAAATCGCCCGTGCATTGTCGGCGCAGGATGCCGCGACTGCCGTCGGGGTTCATCACGTAGAACGGCGGTCGAGCGCCGATATGCGTGCGCCCCGGCATGTTGAGAATTTCGATCCGCAGGTCGCCAGCCGACACGGTATGCACCGGGAACGGCAGCACCGACCGCAGCCACGCGAGATGCGTATACACGGCCGCAGGTTCGGCTTTGGTGTCCGCGAAGATGGCGCAGTCCGGCACGGGCAGCTCGCCCCGCGCAGCCATCAACGCCAACGTCGAAGACTGCACGCCCGCGCCGAGCGAAAGGATGCGTAGCATGGACTCAAGGTCTGATAACGGCGGTCATAGCCCCGCCAACGTGGCACTGGTAGCCTGACTGGTAGCCGTCAGCCCTTCCCCGCACCTCTTGCAGCGTCCACTCTTGCCGATGAACGCCCCGCACTTCTGACAGCGCATCGGCGCAGGCGTCTGGTGTGAGTACAGGTCGTAATCGATGGCCTCACAAGAACAGTCCTCGTCGAGGTCGCAATCAATGGCGTGCGTCCGCGTCCGTCTCGGCATGGTCGTCGTCCACGAAACAACCACACCCGCCCAGGTCGAACAGGTCCGGTTGGTCGCCCGCCTCGATGCGTTCGCGCAGTTCGCGCAAGGTGATGTTCTTCGGAGGCCGAGTGGCCCAATCACGCACGACGGTGATGTCCTGGCGGCCGAGATGATCGCGAAGCGCCTGCTCTGCGGCTTCGTGTTCTCGATAGCGGTCGGGCATGGCCGACAGCAACCGAGCGAAGTGTCCAAGCCCCGCCTTGATGCAGAACCCGCCGCAGTTGTTGTGCGCGAACCCCATCGCATAGAGCCGCGGTGGCGCGATGCCTTCCGCCTTCAGCCAGTCCAGCATCATGCGCTTGGTGAGGTACGGCGCGTCGCACATGGGCGCTTCGTAGCGCCACCCCTCGGCTAAACGCCGCGCTGCGAGCCGGTCGATCCGGTGCTTCTCGCTCCAGTCAATCCCGACGTAGACTGCCGTCTCAGATGGCGTGCAGTGTTCCATCAGCCACTTGTCAGACATCTCCCGCTTAAGCACGCGGGAACACGGATCGATTCGCGAATTACCCATGAAGCGCACGTCGTGGAACACTTGCCACGGCGTGCGGCCCTCCGTGAGCCTGACGAGCTGACCACCGACATTCGCCGCGGCCTCCCCGAGAAATCGGTAGAGGTCTTCGTCTTCGATCAGGGTGTCGGTGAACAGCAGCGTCAGATCGTCAGTGCCGTGCCGCTCCGCGACACGCTTCGCCGCGGCCCACGAGCCGACGCCGCCGCTGAACATTACGACTCGTTTCATGGCGATCAAACGGTAGAGGGTCTGATAACGGCGGATCCGTTAACCGGCCTCGACCCCGGGCACGAGCGGGGCGCCGCCGCCGAAGCGTTCGGTAAATTCCTCGTCCGAGATCACCTCGATCACCTGCCCGGTGTAGCGGCTGGAGATGACCCAGTCGGTCAGCTGCACCACGACCCAGCCGCTCGACAGCATCGCCCGCGGGCGCCCGTCGATGAACAGCGGCGGATCACCAAAGTCGGTGGTGACTCCGATCGGCAGCGGGTGCCCGTCCTGGTATTGCTCCGCGTACACCCGCAGCGGGCGTTCCGTCTGTGGCGTCTGTTCGCCGCTGGGGGGAAATGGTGCTGCCATAAGTGTTAGCCCGCGAGACAGACCCCGTGCAGGTGGAAGGTCGACCCACTCAGTTGCGCATTCGTCAGCGCCCCGCCGTTCGTGGCATTGAGCATCGTAATGACGTTCGTGCCGGCCGCAATGTACGTCCGATACGGGACGCCGCCAAAGCCCTGATAGATGGCGCCGTACACGGCATTCGTCTGCCCGAACGGCAGGCCGCCGATCGCCGCTTGCGCGCCGTTGCTGTTCGCGGGATAGGCGATCGAGAGGAACACGGCCCACAGTCGGCCGATCTTGACCGACTGGCCGTTGCCCAGATTGCCCAGCCCGCCGGAAATATCCACCGGGGTAAACGCCCCATAGACCGGTTCCACCAGGGCCAGGGCGGCATCAATCGCCACCAGCTGGCTATTGATCTGCGCTTTGTTCCAGACGGTCCCGACCGTGCTCGAGCCGTCGTCGTCGACGAGCGTGTTAAACCACGTACGATCAATCGGCATCAGCCCGCCCCGCCTTCCCGGCCGCGCAGCCGTCTGAGTAGGTCCGCGAATGTGTAGAGTTTATTGCTGGCTTCAACGGTACGCCGCGGCAGGGTGCGCCCCAGCCCGCCACTGATGGCAATCTCGTCAAACGTGATCCGTTGCACCCGGAACGTGCCGCTGATCGGCGGGCTGGCGAGGTTCGCCGTCACCAGCCGCCCGACTTGCACGGTCGGATCGCGCGTCACAAAGCGCCACGTCCGGCGCGGGTCTTTCCGTTCCGTCAAGAGCGCCTGCGCATACGCCCGCAGTTCGTCGATCCGCATGCGGCTGTCGGTGAAGACTTCCTCGATCACCCCGTCGGCCCGATGCACAGACCCCAGCCGGACCGCCATCGCATCCTGCGCCGCCACGTCATCGACTTCGACCCGGAGCGTGACGGTGTCGCCCTTGCGGATGGGGACGTTCACGCCGGTCACGCCCACCAGCCGGGGCTGCCGCAGGACTTGCGCGCCATAGCGGACCGTGGCACTCAACGCCCCGGGGCCGGTCGCCGGCAGGCCGGTCAGTGTGCCCGTGCCGACCCCGGTGTAGCGGATGACGAGGTTCCCGACTTGCGCCCAGCCGCCCGCGGCATCGCCGGGAATCTCCGGCGTAAACGGGATGGTGCTCGACACCGGCAGGACCGTCGCCCCCGCCAGGACTTGCCCGTCGGCCTGGATGGTCGACGTATCGAGCGTCGGCGGCGCGGCCCCGAGCGAAACATCCCCGATGGTATCCACGAATTCGGTGGTGGTGTTGTTCGCGAGCGTGGTCAACAGCTTGAGCGCCCCGCTATTCGCGGGCGTGCGATACAGCTTCCGGCCGGTCACCCCCGGCGCGGTCGAGACGGGGATGTTCTTAACGGTGATGCCGCCGAAGCCGGTCGCGGGAGGCACGCCCCCGGTGCTATACCCCACGCAGCACTGATACACCCAGCCCCCGCCACTGCTGAAGCTGGAAGACGAGGCCGAATTAAACGGTTGCCCATCGTCCGACCGATAGACAATGACGTGATTCACCGTGGCCACCGGCCCCGCGGGCTCGAGCACCGGGTAGTAGTAGCCGTCCTGGAACGGCTGCGTCAGCCCTAAGTAGATCTCCCAGTCGTTGCCGTCCCACGCATACGGCCCATTGGCCGTCCCGAGCGGCCCCCACGCCCCGCCGTTGTAGACAATCTGCACCGCAAAGCGGATCGTGCTCGCGCCGGGCGAAATCATCCCGGGCGGCGACGAGCCCGCCCCGCGACTGCGCGCCGTGAGCGCGGGCGCCGGGCGCATCGTGATCGTCTGGATGGTGATCGCCCCGAGCGGCCCGGGCAATGTTTCCCCACTCGCGGTCGTGAACGTCGCCGCGTAGCCGTGGGTCATGCCGACGACAAACACATTGCCGGCCGACGGCGTCGGGGTCGGCGCCACCGTGGGCGCATTCCCCGTGCCGATGATCGCACCGCTGCCGCCCAGCCCGCGCACGCCGGTATACCCGAGCGGCTGCGCGTCGACTTCCGCCCGCCCGCCACCGACCGCGTAGAAGTTTTGCTGATCGCCCAGGTCGATCGGGATCTCCGTCGCCCCCACCGCCAGGTCGACGGCCGCGCCCACCCCTGCGCCCCGCGCGACGACCCGCGTCACCACTTGCGACAGATCCTCCGAGAGCATGTGCCCGCTCGACCCTTGCGGGGTCGCATCGGTGATCGGATTGGCGTCGGGGGTCTCGTTCAGGAAGACGTGCAGCTCGTTGTCATAGTCGACGTACCAGTAGGCGCCGATGCGCTCGCAGATCGTCGTCAGACACGTCGCGACGGTTTCATTCGTGAACGCGATCTCGGTGAGCACGATATCCGGGATGGTGCTGTACGTGGTCCAGCCAAACCCCCGCGTAAAGCGGTTCATGATGTCGCCGATCACATGGTGGGCGTAGTAGCCGCCGGGATAGTGGGCGATCACCCGTTGCCGGTTCAACAGCCACGTCGGGTCGATCGCCTGCAGGTCATAGGCGACGTGCTCCTTGCGCGACTCATAGAGCACCGTCGTCTCGAGCAGCCGCCCACTAAAGTAGAGATCGTCGCCTTCCGGCCCCTCGCCCACGGTGAGCGTGAACGGCTGCCCGGCCACGGGCGTAAACCCGTGGACCCGCACACTCGCGGTGTCGGGCTGATCGTTGAGCACATGCGTGATGCCCGCGCCCTCGATGCGCACGAACGGGGAGCGGTCGACCCCGCCAATGACGGCGACGGTGACCCGCTCATAGGCGTTCAGGCGAAACGCATTGAGCCGGGCGAGATTCAGCCGCGCGCAGCCGGGCGTGTGGCGATGCGACGGCATCTTAGAACCGCACCCCCTGGCGCCGCATCTCGGTCGTCAGCTTATCGGCGATGTTCTGCGCGTCGGTGCTGTTGACGTTGACGTTGAGCGTGTTGCCCCACGTCTGCCCGGCGCCCGTCACTTCGCGTCCAGCCGCCAGCCGTTGCGACTGCTGATAGCCACCCGTGGCGATTTGCTGCCCGACGAAAATCCCCGCGTCCCGGTACGCCTGCTCGAGCACCTTCCCCGCCGCGATCGACTCCGACGCGGTCATGCGGATCGCGTTCGACGCCTGGTTGAACGCCACCGTCAACTGCTGCGTTTCCTTCTCGGCCTCGGCTATCGGCGGCGCGATCTGCTGCGCCGCGTCGACCATGCGCTGCGTTTCCGCCTCATACGCCGCCGTTTCCGTGGTCATGCGTTTCGTGTCCGCGATGATGTGATCCGCGGTCGGCGTGAACTTGGTCCCCAGGCTCGCGAACTCCGACCCGAGCCCCGACACCACTTTCGGCAGCTGCAGCGTCGCCAGATAAATCTCGTTGAGCGCCGCGGGCGCGACCTTGCCCCATCGGTCGTACGTCTCGACGGCCTCGCCCACGGCCGCATTGAGCTTCGCTTGCTCCTCGGCGGTCATCCGCGAGAGGTTGCTCACCCCGCCGAGCGCGGCGACCATCTCGTTCGCCTTCGTGATGCTGTCGCCGCCGAACATCGAATCCTTCAGCTTTTGCTGCGCTGCCGCCGCGGCCTCGGCCTTGCGGGTCGCTTCGTCCTGCGCCGCGGTCTGGTCTTTCGTTTTCGCAACGTAGAAGGTGATCGCTTCCGCGGTCATCCCGTACTGCTTCTCGAGCTGCTGGACGGTGGCGGTGTGATTCGCCAGCGCCGCGCTGATCTCCGGCAACACATCGCGATGCGCGCGGATTTCTTTCTCCCAGAGTGCCTGGCGATGAATCGCGGTATCGACGGCCGCGGTGTGGCCTTTGACCGCGTCGTAATTAATTTTGATCGCCTCGGTCATGTCGGTGATCGTGCGACCCGCCGTGGCGCTGGCCTTCGCCAACACCTCGGCCCGATTCGCCGCGACTTCGGCATCGTCGCCCCATCCGAGCATCTGTTCCGCCGCCGATTGGATCACCCCGTCCAGCCCGGTCAATTCCCCGATCCAGCGCCCGAGCTGCCAGCCCGCCATCGCGGTCCCGACCACGGCCGCCGCCGTGCCCAGCGTGCCAAGGTCGGCCGCCGTCTTGCCGGACAGTTGGCCGAGTTCGTCGATCAGGCCGATCGGTTTGGCCAACGACACGCCGAACGCATTTGCGGATTGGTCGACGAGCCGCAGCCCTTTCGATAAATCCTGCAGGCCGGTCGTGTTCGCCCCAAAGCCATCGGCGACTTGCCCGGTCTTCGCGAGTGTCGCCCCAGCCTTTTTCCCTTCGGCGTCCATGACGCCGAGCGCGGCGCTGGCTTTCTGCGCCTCGGTGACGAAGTCTGAGAAATCGGCTTGTAAGGCGCCTGTGAGCGGCATGGCTATTTCCGCGCGAGGTCGGCGGCCAGAATGGCGAAGGTGGATTCAGGCATCGTGAGCACCGTGTCCCAACTCAGGCCGCTACGCTGGCAGACGGCGAGGGTGGTCCCGACGAGGCGTCGATAGAGTCCGTTTTTTTTAGCGCCTCGCCCGCGGCCTCGACCGTGGCGTGATGCGCTTCGATCGCGCGCTTGACCTCGAGCGCCGTGGCCTGGCGCAGGTTGTTCAGCGCGTCCTGGACTTCGTCGGGCGGCAAGCCGCGCACCGGAATCCGCGCGCCGCCCGGGTCGGTCAGCGTCCAGTCGATGAGGTACGCGATCACCGTCGCATCCGTCGTCTTGATCACGTCGCGCTTAAGGTCGCCGCCCTTCGACTCGGTGTACATCCGCGAGAGCATGGCGATATATTGGCCGTGGTTCAGTTCAGCCCAGACGGTCAGGCTGCGCCCGTTCGAGAGCGGCAGCGTCACTTCGCGCGGAATCACGATGTCCGACATCAACGTCCCTCCGGCGGGCCGAGACTCGCGGTCAAGGCGTCACCGTTCACCTGCAGCGTTTTGGGCAGCACGGGAAAGCACCAGAGCCCGGCGGGTTTGGCGAGCCGCGGCGCCTGGAAGATCAGCGGGAGCTGGCGGATACGCAGCGTGTCGACCCGGGTGACCCGGGCCGACAGCGTCCAGTGGAAATGCTCATCCCGGCTGACCGACCAGCGCCCTAAGACCGCCGCCTCGCCCGCGCCCCAGACAATCGCGCCGCGCTGCCCGCCAAACGTGACGGAATTGAACAGCCCCGGCACGGGTGCCCGTTACGCCGCGCGGTCGCGGTCGGTCTTCTCGCGGTCGCGGTCAGCCTGGAGCGTCTCCAGCCGGGCCATCGCCGCCGCGGGCAGCGTCCACGGCCCGGCCGCCATGAACGTCCCCGATAGGGCCGGTGCCCCTTCCACGTCGGTGTCGAGTTCGGCGTCCATGTAGGCCAGGCCGCTGAACTTGTGCGGGGTCGCCGCGCTGGGGTCGTTGCTGTGGGGAATCAGGTCGAGCGTTCCCGGCGAGGTCAGCGCCGTGGCTTCGATCAGCGACATGTCGTCGCTGTTCCAGAAGCCCGTCAGGCTGCCGCTGACATCACGCATGCCGGGGATATACACGCGATTCGTGTCTTGGAAACACGTCACGTTGATTTTTTCCGTGGCCAGCGAGAGCGTCCACGACTTGATCGAGACCAGGGCGGTCCCGGTCGCGCCCCCGGTCGGATCCCATTTCACGAGACCGTCACGTCCTGCACGAATCATGATGTGTGTCCTTCCTTAGACACTCGGCGCGACTTGCACCCGATAGCGCCCGCCGTGATGCTGCCATCGGATCGACTTATCAGAGGGGTCGAGTTCGCCGGGGTCGCGGATGCGTTCGACACGCACCGTCGACAGCCAGCCGTAGCCCGGCACGGTGAGCGGCTGGTCCTGCAAAAGCGCGTCAATCCGCGCCGCCGCGTCGGTCGCCGGCGCCGTGGCGCTGGTCTGCACGACGGCTTGCACCGCATACGTCAGCACCTCAATCGCGCGCCGCTGCGCCGGCACTTCGGCAAAGACCGGAATCTCTCCGCTCTCGTCGAGCGTCACCAGCGCGAACGCGGTCTTGCCTTGCGGCGCCAGGCCGAAATGCACGCCGCCCGGGAGTAACGTCGCGAGGGTCGCATCGCTGGCCAGGTGCGTAATGACCGCCGTGTCGACCGCGCTGGAATCAGGCACCGGACACCGTCAGCCCTTCCGCGCGCATGATGGCGGCAATCCGCGGCACCAGCTGCTCTCGCGCTTTCATCACGCGCGGGACGAAGTTATGCGCCGCCGGCATCCGGCCGCGCCGCCCGCGTTTCTTGGTGGTCCGCGGCTTCGACCCGAATTCGTACGCCAGCGCATATTTCGCCGTGTTGGCAATCACGACACGCGCGGCATTCTTGCGCGGCTGCGACTTGACGACCATCCGACTGGCCAGGAAGCCGCTGCGCTGCGCATACGACGCGCCGATCTCGGCCGCGACCGTGGTCCCGAGCGAGACCAGCGCCGCTTGCGCCTGCGCCGCCAGGAACGACGGCAACTGCTTAAACTTCGCCTGTTGCACCGTGACGCCGCCGAGCGTGAACTTGATCACGGCAACGCCTCCGCGACGACGAGCACCAGTTCCCGGCGGGCCTCTTCCGGGTCGCGCAGCCCGAGCACCTGGAACACCCGCGCCCCGCGATCGGGGTCCGTGTAGGTCAGCCGGGTCTGCAGCGTGACGCCCGGGTGATAGGGCATGGTCGCGGCATGCGTGCCGCTGGCGACGAGGGTGTCCGCGGTGAGCCGTTCCATATCGGCGCTGGCGAGCGCGTCGAGCGCGACCCAGGCCGTGGGCGGATTCAGCGGCGCCCAGGTCTCGGTGAACCCGCCCGCGCCGTCCGGGACCGGCCCGCCGGGATTCTCGAGCGTGACCACCTTGGTCCGTTTGCCAGTCGGGATCATGCGATCACCGGGGTCCGCAGCCGGCGCAAGGCGCCGACCACCAGCGGATGCAAGTCGCCCCGCTCGAGGTCACGACGCGGCCCGCCGCCTTCGAGGTCGTCGCCCCGGAAGCGCCAGAACTCGCCCGTCTGGAACAGGATCATCTGCGGCACGATGGCCGGCGCCGTCGACGGCGTCCAGTCGGCCACGATCAGCACGTCCTCCGGGTACGGGCTGAGGTATTCGAGAATCGCGTACTCGGCCGCGTCCACGGTGAGCTGGAGCGCCGCATCGTCGGGATGCCCGGCGGGCGTGCCCGTGCGCAGGTAATCCTTCGCCTGCTGTAGCGTCACCAGAATGGCGCTCACTGCACCGTGCCCCGGAGGTCGGTCACCTCGATCGAAGAGTTGGGCTCGTCCTTCAGCGCCGGGCGCGCGTCCAGCCGGGCCTCGACGATGGCGAGGCGCTCGCGGAGTAGTGCCACTTCCGTCCGCGCCTCGGTCAGCGCCCGGTCCAGCGATGCCTGATGCACCTCAGCGGGTGCCAGCGCCGCCTTGATCGTCAGGCGCACGACCTCTGCGAAGTCTTCGAGCTTAGACATGCGTCAGCCAGCCTTCCTGGGCGGCTTTGGTGGCCATCAGGGACGCGAACGAGCGCACGTCCATGTCCTCGTCCTCCGGCGCGGCCGGGGCCGCCTGCGGGGCGCTGGGCGGCTTAGCGAAGGGGTCGTTCGCATCGCGTTCGGCTAGGGCAGCCAGGCTAAATTGCTGCTGCTGCAGATACGGCGTGTCCCCGCCGGCCACGGCCCCGAGCCCGAAGTACTTCGCCCGCGACTCATTCGGCGACAGCACGCCGCCGATAATCGCGTCGGTCGCAATCTTCGTCTTCGTGGTCGAGTCCATCCAGATCAGCGCGTCCACGTCGAATTCCGTTCCGTAGACCTTGCCCGGGACATCGACCAGCCCGAGCCCGTGATCCAGCGCCAACTCCAGCGCCACGATCAGGCACTGCAAGCACTGGCTGTAATACATCTGAATCAGCGGTTCGGAGTTCGCATACGGCGGCTGATGTGACGAATCGATCAGCGCCGCCGGGACGTGATACGCGCTGCAGATTTGCTCGACCGTCCATTTGAGCTGATCGATCAGCTGCGCGTCGCTGGCGTTCACGGTCAGCGGTTCATACGTCAGCCCACCGCTCAAAATCGCCACCTTGCCGACGTTGCCGCCGGTGTACTTTTCCGTCCACAGCTGCTCGAGCTTTTGCGCCTTCTCCACCGGCAACTCGCCCGGCGCCAGCAACACCCCGCCCGGGCTCGACCCATTGGCGAAAAAATTGGTGGAGTTCTGCTGGATGCTCAACCCCTGCAGCGCCACCATCCCGCACGCATAGATCGGCGTCACGCCGACCAGCGGATGGAACAACGGCACCATCAGGTCGTGGATGATTTCCCGCGCCGGCACCGTGACCTGGGTCTCGACGCCCGCGAGTTCCTGGGTCTGCAGCTCGTAGTAGACGGCGCCGTCCGGCGTGACCAGCGGCCGGACCTTCGTCGGGTCGAGCACGTAGAGCGCGACGACCACGCCGCGATCGTCGCGCTGCTTCAGGACGTAGGTGTTCCCAAACGTCAGCTTTGACACCATCCACGATTCGAGAAACTTCGGCGTGATCTGATAGCGGTTCGGCTTGGCGAGCACGGGCGAGAAGGCCGGGCTGTAAATCTCCGTCCAGATCCCATCGGCGTCCTGCTCGACGAGGCGCAGCGGCAGCTTGCCGATGTCCTGGGCGATCAGCGTCGTGCAGGCAAACACCGCCGAATACGACAGCGTCGACGGGACGGTGATCTCGTCGTTTTTTTGCCAGGCGCCGGTATAGGGCTCGCGCACCAGCGGCCACCAGCCACCGCTCCCGGTGACGGGTGCCCCGGACACGGCAGGGGTCCGTGCCCGGGTGATGTCCAGTCCGAACAGGCGCATTACGCCTTCTGACGGCCCTCGCGCGCCGGCGCGTCCTGCACCTCGAGCGTGCCGCTCGGCGCCGGATAGGCGGCGGCCGTCAGGTACTTCACCGCGTTCGCGTTGATCTTGTTCCAGGTGACGAACCGCTCCGCGCGGAGGCCGACGCAGTTGGCCTGCCACAGCGAGACCATGACCGTGGTCGCATCGACCGGCGAGGCCGGGGCGCTGTCCATCTGCAGCGAGGCTTCGCGGCTGGCGTCGATGGTCACCCCGCCGTCGTCGGCATAGAGCACATAGGCCGGTTGCACCGCGATGACGTTCGTCCCGGCCGCGTTGCTGGTGACGAAGTTAATCCCGCGATACGAGCCGCCGTCCGTCGTGATGCCCGGGAACATCGCATCCCCGCTGACGGTCGTACGGAACGACAACGACAGCGCATTCCCCGGCGACATGATGAACGACAGCCCATCGACCGGAATGTTGTTCGTCGTGAAGTGGGCAATGAGGCTCATGATGTCGGCGAGCGGATTGGTCGTCGCAGCTGCGGTCGGGGCGCCGTTGGTGATGCTGGCCGGGTTCACGCCCGCCACCGCCGCCACCGCCGGATCGATAAACTGCGCATCCATGAACTGCGCGATGCCGGCGATCATGTCGCGCCGGACCACGTCCTCGGCTTTCGGATTCGAGAGCCGGACCAGTTCCTCGGTGAGCACGATGATCCCGGCGATCTTGTTGACGCCGAGCGACACCGAACTGAACGCGAGCTTCGTCACCGGCTTCGGCTTCTGCTCGCCCACCCACCCATACGTGCCGCCCGCGGTCTGCGCCGGGACTTTGGTGTTGAAGGGCACATTCCGCAACCCGGGAATCTTGCCCAGGATGGTCGCCGGCCGGAGCAGCTCGAGGAAGTCCGTCGCGATGTTCTGATTGACCAACGGCAGCGCCCAGGTCGCATCCGTGGTCGTGCCCGGGGCGACCGCGGCCTTGAGATAGAGCGAGACTTCCGGCGTCGAATCGTTCCACCGCTTGGCGTACTCCGCGGCCTCGTACATGTTCCCGTTGCAGACCAGTTTCGCGCACGCCATCCGCACAAACGCGGTCCCCTTGGGGACGTTCGCCTTGACCTGCACGACCGCCGGCCGCGGCGTGATCGGGGAGGCCGGGACGGGGGTCGCCTTCGTGACGTTGAAGGTTTCGAGCGCCCGCACCCGCGCGAGGTCGGCGTCGATGGACTTCACCCGCGTTTCCTGCTCGTCGTAGGTCGAGGCCTGGCCGGGGTCGAGCGTGACGCCGGTCTCGGCCGCCTTGCTCATGAGGTCGGTCATGGTGGCCAGCGCCGCGGCGCGGCTGTTCTCGAGCGCGGAGATCTGTTCGGAGTAAGTCTGCATGGGGCGCCCCTCCCGGGCCGCGGCTTTGATGTTCAGGATCGTGGCCTCGACGTTCATGGGAATCGTCACGGCCGAGAGTTCGGCCCACAGCCACCGCTTGATGTGTCGCCCGCCGGATTTCAGCGGCACCGCCTCGATCGGCTTGAACCCGATCGAGAGGCCGCGCACCAACTTGGCCCGCACCGACTGCCACGCCTCGTCGAGCCGGTCGCGCAGGATGCCGGGTTCCTCGACCTTGGCAAACCGGGCTTTGATGCGAATCCCGCCCGGCTCGACCCGTGCCTCGGTGACTTCGCCGACCGGCCGGCTCTGGTCGTGTTGCCACAAGAGCGGCATCGGCAGCGTGAACTGCGCGCCACTCGATTCGACGCAGTCGCCCGCGTGGTCCGGCGCGCAGGTCGTGGCAATGCCGTCGATCTCGCGCGTGTCGAGATCGATCCCCTTGATGTCCAGGGTGGCGCAGGCCCGATTGAGCATGTGCCGCGTAGGATGCGACACGAACGGCCGAGTCGTTATTCTTGGTTTCGGAAAGGCGTGGGCAACTCGCGCCGCAGCGCGAGCCGAATCAGGGCGGGTACGGTGTGGCGGGTCTGCGCCGCCAGCCGACAGAGGGTGTCAAACTGCCGCTGCGTCAGCCGCACATGCACCGGCATTGAGAGCCGATCCGGCGGATCGAGCGGTGGGCGCCCGCGCTTCATGGCGGCCCCCCGAACACATAGATCCCGTAGTCGGTCGGCGCCACCGTGCTCTGCACCAGCATCCGCGACAGCGCCAGCAGGATCGCGTCCACCGCGTCGATCTTGTTCGGGCTGTGATGCGCCTCTTTCGTCGGCAGCAGCGACCCGTCGCGCCGCCGCTCCGCGCAGGCGTTCGAGACTTGCCAGGTGAGAAAGCTTTTTCCCGTGTGCCGAATCTGCTGCGTCTTGACGCGGACCTCGAACTCTTTCGCCGGGGCCGTAAAGACTTTCGCGTTCTTGTTTTCGATGTAGGCCGGCAGGCCGCTCGTCGTCAGATTCACGGCGAGATGCGCCGCCCCGAACCGCTCGATCACGATGTCCTTGACATCGAACCGCAGGCAGTCGGCGCGCAAGTCGGCCTCGATGGTCGCGTAGTCGGTCATGTTGCCATCGGTGACGATCAGCTCCCCATCGGCCACCCATTGCCGGTACGCCGGCACCGCCTGCGCCCGCTCCTGCACCACCAGCGCCGGCAGATAGCCGCGCACGAACACGTACACCAGCCCGTCGCGCTTGAACACCAGCGCCACCGCGGCGATATCGTCGCGCTCCGCGAGGTCCACGCCCAGCCAACACGGTTCGTGCTCGAACTGCTCGAGCGTCAGCGTCGGGTCCGCGCACCGCTGCCACGCCGCGATCGGCAGCCACGTCGACGCCGAATGCAGCCAGCGGTTGGCGATCTTGACCTCGAACTCCCCTTGCATGCCCGGGGTCGCAATCGCGTCGTCGCGATAGCGGCGCACGTAGTCCAGCGTCGGCGTGATCCCGATCATCGGCGCACTCTTGACCCACACGGCGTCGTCTTTCCAGTCGTCGCCCTCGTCCAACTCATAGAGCACGCAGAACAGGTGATCGGCTTCGATCACGCCTTCGAGCACCTTCTGCGCCGTCGCCCGCAAGGCGTAGCCGACCGACGTGAGCGAGTAGCCCGCGGTCGTCGGCGCCATCAGCATCGGCGACACGCGCGAGCCCTGCGCGCTCTTGAGCACGTCGTGCAGCGTAAAGTCTTGCGCGTGCGATTCGTCGAGCGAGATGAACGACGGGTTCAAGCCGTCCTGCGTCGACGACTTGGCGTTGATGGGTTTCGCATAGCCGCCGGTCGGGTCGTAGGTGATGGCATTCGCGAACACCTGCAGCTTGCGCTGTCGGAGCCATGCCGAGCGCCGGATCATGCGCTGCATGATCGAGAACACGATCCGCGCCTGGCTGCCCGTGGTCGCGCCACAGACCACTTGCCCGCCGGGTTCCTTCTCGACCACCAGGTGATACAGGGCGCACGCCGCCACCAGCGTGCTTTTCGCGCTCTTGCGGGCGACCTCGAAAAACACCGTGGTCACCAGCCGCGTGCCATCGGGCCGACGGAACCCGTAGACCGCGGCCAGGATGAACACTTGCCACGGCTGCAGTGTGATCGTCGGCGTCACCCACCGGCCCTCGACATGCGGCAGCCGCTCGACGAAGGTGCAGACGGCTTGCACTTCCTCCGGCGCCCAGGCGAACGCCTCCGACTGGCGCATGCGATGAAAGCGCCGGCATGCGAGCTGCGTCCATTTACACGCGACGATGCGCCCGTCGAGAACCTCGCGGACATACGCTTCGGTGATCGCCGAGAAGTTCGTCGGTGGCGTCCGGGATTTCGTGGCGTGCGTCGTGGATCGTGATCGGGTCGCGGCGACTTTCGTCCGGGGCCGATCACGCCGCGCCGTCCCGCGCCGCTGCAATTCCTCGGCGCTCGCCCGCGGCCGGCCGCGGGTTGTTAGGGTTTTCGCCATTTTTGACAGGCGAAAATAAGACT